CGCACCTACTACCGCAGTTATGAACATGAACATGCCTGCAACCGATGCATTAGACCTTAGTTACGGTACATAAAAAAAGGGACTCCGAAGAGTCCCTATAACCATAACGGTTTATCCTAAGGCGAGGATGCTTTAGTCTCGGAAACCTTCACCCGTTACAAAGTGATGGAATCTGTGTGAGATTACTGCGAACAGCAACCTCACAAGACTTGTCTCTGAATAAGAACCATTCTCAGTATACAAGTGATACATGATTAGTCTTCCGCAGCAAGTTTCGCAAAGTATGACAATGTGTCATCTTCACTACCCGACTCTGCAATAACAGGTTCAGGAGCAGACTGAGAAACTACAGTAGGTTCCGCAGATCGAATTGGAGCAGACTCGGCAGTTTGACTCAGAGAATCATTCTTTACAGTCGCACCCGCACCAGTCGCTTGACCTAGTACCACTTCAAGTCGTGACTTCAAGTCATCATATGATTTGTATGAAGACTCTGCAACGAACTCAGAAACATCGTGCAACTGATTGTAAGTCGCTTCTAGTTTAGTCTCATCCGCATCAAACAGTGATGTCGATGATTTGAACTCTGACTTATCATAGTTACGATATCCCGCAACATTACGAATCTTCAACTGGAAATCTGCACCAGTCCAAAAGTCGAATGGGTTTACAGGTGTTTCGCCTGGGAACTGAGGTTGCATCACATCCATAATCTTATCAAAGATTTTCTTACCGAAGTCGTAAAGGAATACTTTACCTTCGTTAGCAGGATTAGATGGGTCACTCACTACCATAACGTTCGCAACATAGTGAAGTCTACGTTTCTGTTTACGTGCAGTCTCTTTATCTTCATCGATACCAGAGTTCCACAAACGAGAGTTGTATTCACTCACTGGGTCATTGTTACCTAGAGTAGTCAGAGACTTCTCAACATACCATTGTCCAGTTGGGCCTTTGAAGAAGTGATCGAAGTAACGTACCCAAGGTAGTTCTTGACCTTCTGCGGCAGGAAGAAATCGAATCTGTGCAAAACCATTACCATTGTCATCAACAGTAGGTTTCCAGAATCGGAGGTCTTCGTATTTGTTTTTAGATTGAGTTACCCCTGATGCAGTCTGTGCCGCTTGTGCGAGTTTAGAAACATCTAGGGAATTAGATTTAAGATTTGCAAAAGACATATTTGTGTTCTCCGTATTTTTGCGTATTAGTTGTATTATGAGTATTCATTGTATCATAATGTAATTTGAAAGTCAATACCTTTATCCAGTTTATTTTCTGCCGAATATTAGTATTTTCAATACCCTTATTTAGTATTTTATAAACTTCCACTTTTTTCGAGAAAATTCAGTTTCATTGCTTCCACTTCGATTTTCTCTTTTATTGAGATGGCAATATACTTCTTGACATCTTCAATCTCTAGGTTGTTCTGTTCACACAGATAAACAACCGTGTCCATATAACTCATGGACTCTTTTCTTACACAGTCCTCCACCATCTTGGTGAATTTCTTCTTGTTCATAAAGGTGGATTCTTCTTGCGAGGAATCCACACCCCCTACTATCATGTCAACCTTCATAACTATTAATTTCCTCTTCAAGTTCGGGAGTCCAGACCTGTGCGATATCGGGATACCAAGTTCCATATGTTCTCTTAGGTGTTCCATCATCATAAAATGACATCGCAATACAAACCTTTTGTATCCGACTCTCACGTCTTTCCCCATATGTATAATCAGACCATACACCACCACTCAGATACTTCTTCATGTTGGAGATGTAGACTTCAAGGTCTATATACTGCGCTCTTTCCTTGGCAACCTTAGAATCTTTGTAACTCTTCATTCCTTTGAGTTCGTCTTGACACGACTTTACCCACTGTTTAACTTTCTTCCAGTGTAGAAAGTGATCTTCAGGTAAATTACGAATGTCCTCATGGACAGACTTACTTCCATCTGCACCTCGTGCTTCACGTGCCTTTGCGAGACGTTCTACCGCAGCCTTCTTCTGTTCCTCAGACATTGGTTTGCGTTTACGTTTCACTTTCTTACGTTCAAAACCTAACGCATCCAGATTTGCCTGTTTCTTGGCATCTCTGGTGCGTTTCGCTTTTTCTGCTGGTGTCAGTGTCTTTTTCATAATAGTATATATTATATATTATACTGCACTAAAAGTCAATAGGGAATCAACACGGAATGAACGCCATTCGTTCAAATCCAAATCAAATACACGAACCGCAAGTTGGTTCTTCTCAGTATTTGCATTTGCATCAGTCTTGGGCATCTTATCCTCTGGAATCATATCAGACACCAGTGTTGCTTTCATCTCACGTACTCCACCATCTTTCACTTTTGTGAATGATAGGTTTACCACACTCTCACGTAGAGTGTTCACGATTTCATTATAATTCATATTAATATTCTCCATTGTTTATTTTACTCTTGAAATCTCGATATGTGTAGAACTTAAATATCAAGAAAGATATGTCCAAACACCAACCCTCGTTGAAATCTAGACTAATTGATGGGGTCAGATAAACGGTGCGTTCAAATGTCCACTGATTACTGAAATTGTAAACCCTCCCCATGAATACTTTTACCATTACGATACTCCTCCTATTGATTGTTGTGAGAACCAGTTAGGCACTGCCCGATTAGTCCACTTCGCCATATATGATTTCTCTTTGATATAATATTTTCGGTACGCTTCTACTGCATCACGCATTTTACAATCATCTGGCATTGCCTGTGCGAACTCAGTCATCTTACCTACTTGATTGATGTTCCTCGGCGAGAACCACAACTGACCTTTCAGTTTCTCTTCGGTCAAATGAACTTTACCATAACGATGAGTGTACTCTTTACACAATGCACGGAAGTGTTTATACAACCATCGGTAGTTGTTGTTATTCTCACGAACCCAGATATTAGATGGGTGATTGACATGAGATGCCTTGTACAAGAGTCTTTCTTGTGCCGCACCATCAACTCTCCATCGTTTGATGTTACGACCATTCTTGGTCTTATCCAGATACAATTCACCATCCAGAACACGATGTGCAGTAGACATCAATTGGGCATACTCTACAATCATCTTGACCACGTGTTTGTCACACATCATCTGTGCAGCTGCAATAGGGTCTTTGTCTAAATGGAATATATTCATAAGTGTGATATATTGACAAGAATCTTGTCAACCTCCGACATATTTAAGTGACCGATAACATTACCAGTTATAGGTGTATCATAACACAGTGCGCCTTCATTGTCAAGTACCGCAACCTCATAACGACCATCTTTTCCACCATAGGACATATCATGTTTGACCACAGATGCACCATAACCATTATCAAATTTGTACACAAGTTGATACCCATTTAGTTCTGGCATATCAAACTTCTCAATAGTGCAACCACCTTGGATTGCGTTAACTTCCGATTGCATTATAGTATCCTTCCGCCATCACACGGTATTTCAATTCATTTGATACTTGTTCTTTCACATAGAGTTTAGAACCAGTAAACCATTCACAGGCATCACGCATATCGTTCAGTTCAGATGTGTTGATGACAGTGTCGATAGGCATCTTCCAGTTCTCCATACCCTCGGTGAGTATATCAAACTTCTCGGTAAGAACGTCAATGCGTTCTTGGTTAGCAAAAGTAATCATACTCCGTATACCTCCGTATTGAAGATTTCACGTTCCTGATACATACCAGTGACCTCGGTACTCTCCTTACGAACAACAACATAGGTATCTTCATACCCACGAACATTGAGTTGTTCCTGATACTTAAACGCAGTATCACGATCATAACATGGGGTAAAAAACCCAGCAAGAGGTTTATCAGTTTCGGCACAACGAACTACATAAGTTACTTCAGACATAATCAATTACCTTTCTCATTATCAATACAAGTATTATATCACTTCTCAGTGAAATTGGCAAGCAAAAACTTCATATTTTTTTCGAGATATTGTTCGAATGTCTGGTATGGTTCACCATATGCTATCCTCTCGTCACAATTCTCTCGGTACAACTTCTGTGCAAATATGACGAATGGGGTTCGGGGGTCTGCATTTGTCAACTTGTTTATCATCTTTCCAGTCATACTATTTTCCTATATGTTTTACATCAGATTGGGGTATTACTTGATATGCGCCTTTATTAAAGGCAGGTGCTACCGTAAACTTTTTGGATTCCTCTAGTTTGTATGACGTGTCCTCGGACTGAACATATCCCATATCACTTACCGATGGGTACTTCTCACGATGGGTGTCACGGTGTACAGAAACCGATTCTAGAGGTTTGAACTCAGGTCTGTACTTCTTGGTCTTACTCCACGCATTGGTCTTACGTTTACGCCCATGTACATCATACCGCATTGACCCATTGAATGATTGCATAATCTCTCCTGTTTTCTGACTAGTATACATATAATACACAATTGAGCATAGATTGGCAAGTGTTTTAACGATAAAACTTGTATAAATAGAAGAATAGGAGAACAATTATGTCAAACGAACTATTCGATTTTGGGTTTACCTTAGTAGACGAGAACGATCTTGAGGTTGTGCAGAAGGCACAAGAATCAGTAACGTCTGCATCATCATCGGTATCGGAAACCCAAGATAAACTAGATAAACTATTCAATGCGATTCAACCATTATTGAACAATCTAAAAGCGAACCCAGAGAAAGAGTATATCCTCTGGCCTAATCGTACTGATAAGATAGAACAGTTTGAAGATCACATTCAATCGATTTATTCGGGAACCAAGTAATGTTTTTATATAGGACTCACCCTACTAGTGAAAATACCTCTAGTATTATCAATCTTCGTAATAAAGAAGAATTGACCGAGATGTTGAGTAAAGGAATTGATCATCGTGATACTAAGGTCGATGATATAATTTCACTGGTTACAGATGCATCAGTTGTGGATGCAATGATTTCTTTGGGTGGTTACAGTAATATTCTGGTACTACCCACACCTATCACCCAAGAGAGACTGCGAGACGAGAATTATGCTGCGATAGATAATGCTGGTGATATGTTGTTCCCTATCATCCATAATATTACTGGCGGTCAAGGTAATGTCTATGTTGGTCTACCAGAAGAAGGACATCTTTACAAAAAAGTGTGGGAAGACATTGGTGTTGTTACCCTACCCATGACTAACTGGTTCAGTCTAGACAGAAAAATAGATGTGGAAACCGATATTATTTTTGATGCGGTCGTACTTCTTGGTTGTGATCACTCCACTAATACTGGGACATTTAAGTCTGAAGATATCAAAAGTAAACTGGGACGTGTGATTCACGAGAACACCCATTTGATTGATGTCAACCGTAAAGGTAAAAGAGAAATAAGTGGTGCAACACAAGACATTTCTGGTAAGAAAACTTCTTTTGTCAACGGTGTAAACAGTCAGAAACCAATTTTCAACATGGCCACTGGTTTTATGAGTGTCCAATTATTAAATGAATTAGTTGACTTTTCTCGCATTGGTACTGCCGAAGCACGCAAGCATAAAACAATGTGCCATTACCACAACTTATGTCATAAAAATATCGCTAAATTAGAAGATTTTTATAAGGTGTACAAGTGAATTTTGATATAGTAATAGATGGGTCTGACCCAACTAAAATAAAATCCCGAATTATTAGTCAAGAGGATTACACTGAGTTATGGACTCATGTCCAAGAATTGTTTGCATTTGACCCAACATATGATTATCGTGAACAAGAAAGGTTCATCAGTGAGTTTCTTGTGTGGGCCCTAATATGGAACAATGTGATGACTCTACAGGGATACAAGAGAATATTAGTTGTTCCTTCATTCAAGAACAGTAATTTTCCAACTATGTGGGATGACAACAAACAGAAAGTATATGGCAATCTGGTCAACAATCTTTGGGTTGGTGTGAAAAAATACTTCCGAAGTCACGGAGAACCTTTCGTATGTTTTCCGAATACCCAAAATAGTTTTGCACGACAGTTTATGAGAAGTTTTGATGTCAGTCGTATTGAGTGTAACAAACCCTACATATTGGGTGACGAAGACTTTACCATTGTTCCTCCTGTACATTGGGGCAGTGATGTGGAGATTAAGTTTGATGCAGTTTTCTTAGCGGGCATCCCATCAGAAGGAAATACCTATGATGCGGAAGATATCAAAGCAGACTTCGCACAATACTGCACCGAAGATTTCGACTTGATTGATGCATACGAGGGTAATAGTTATGAAACGTTCTTCTCCAATGTTGTCAATAACAAAGAATTAGACGAACCAGATAATCGAATCGTTGGGGAATCTAAGGATTTGACTAACATTTCAGAAATTATAAATAGTACTACAATAAACGTAGAACAGAATGCAGAAGGGTTTGATAATTTAAGATATATCTTACCACGTCTCGCAGAGTTCATCAGAAAAGAATTCAAAATTTACTAAGAGAATTAGAATGATTAAGTTTAAGAAATTTATGACAGAGGGTGTAGATGACCCCGCAATCTTTAAGGCGGTATTCCTTGCTGGTGGGCCTGGGTCTGGCAAATCCTTTATCGTAGGTAAGACAGGACTCCCTGCTCTCGGTCTGAAAGTCGTAAATTCTGACGATGCCTACGAAGCGGCAATGAAGAAGGCAGGAATGGAAATGTCTTCGGACAACATCTTCTCTGTAAAAGGTCAAGACATTCGTGGTCGTGCAAAGGCACTTACTGGTAAGAAACAGGCACGATACCTTATGGGTAGACTCGGTGTTGTGGTTGATGGAACTGGTAAAGACTTTGAAAAGGTCAAGAAACAAGCAGCTGCAATGAAAGCGTTAGGTTACGATGTTGCAATGATATTTGTTAACACCGACCTTGATACCGCAATTGCACGTGATGCTGCACGTGACCGTACTATTGGTGAGAAAGAAGTTACCAACTATTGGAAGACTGTTCAGAAGAACATCGGTGCATTCCAGACTTTCTTTGGTAAACCCAATATGCTCATCGTTGATAACTCTGATGGTAAGGACTACCAGAAAGAGACTCTTCGTGCATACAAAGATGTTCGGAAGTTCTTGGATAAACCCCCAGAGAATGCCAAAGCAAAACTATGGATTAGAAAGGAACGAGATAAGAAAAAGAGAACTTAGTTCTTCTTCTCCAACTCTCTCACCTTTTTCTCAAGGGTTTGAATCCGTAGTAACAGGGGGTTAGTTTCATCTAACCCCTTTTTTGCGTCCTTAGAAATTACCGCATCGACCTGTTCGGTCATCTCACGATATGTTCGTGCCAAAAATTCCTTATAAGATTCTTTCTCTTTCATTCATCGCCCCTTGGTATGAATCTTTACGTTATCTCCGACAGATATCTTAATCTTGTCATGACTGTGATACAAGTGAAATGTTACGTTAGGAAACTCTTTGAACATATTAGTCCAGATGGGTCTCCAATTGTTTGCGAGTCGAACCGTGTTTTGCGTACCACGATCACTCTCTAACAATAGATCAGTGAAACTCTCTAGATTCATATCAAAGATACTATCGAATCCATAGATGTGAACCTCGGTAGCTTTCATCTTTGCACACGCATAGTGAACCGCCATATGACCACAGTTGAAGTTGGTCGCAGCCATACGAGGGTCACCAGTGACATTTGCATACTCAGGTACGTGTTGATAGAAACCCTTAATCAAGTGTGAGTACTTCATATAGAATGTTCCAGACTGTTCCATCCACAATCGTGGTCTAGTACCAAGAACCCAGTCATACATATCTAACTTGATATGACCTTCTTGAAGTGCCTTCATCATCTTGAAGTCAACCATACAGGTCGCCCACACTTCCTTTCGTGGAATCTCGAATGGTGGCATATTACAAACTAATAGTTTGCCAGGCGTTCCTCTTTCGAACATACCCGCATGGTCGCCATTACCCAGAACATTTACTCTGTACTTGTTCATGTGTACTACTCTATAATTAATTTAATATGACTAAAATCAATTACCGCACACTTCAATCCATCTATCTCCACAGGCATAGACTTACTCCAGTCAAGAAACACTTTGTTTTCCTGTTGAAGACCTTGTACATCATCACCAAATGCAATAATGACTGCGGGTTTATTACCAGATGAGATATCGTTCTGTAGAATAATACCACCAGAGGTAGTTGTCTCGGCTTCCGCTTGTGTCACTAGGACGTTGTTGTGTAATACTTTCATAGTTTAACCAATTCTCTATTCACTAAATGTTGTTCCGCAATCGCATCTTTCGATTGACCCATATACTCTACCGCATGGTGTTCACTGATTAACCAATCATTAACACTTCGGACTGTACCTTCACCATCATCAACAAGGAACTCACCGAGGATACGACCAAACTTACCCTTGCCATCCTTTGTTGTTTTCAGAACAGGACTATCACCTAACTTCTCTACGAGAAAGTCTTTTGCCGCAAGTCCATATTTCTTTTCTTCGAGATCACGAGTTCGTGATTCGGGGGTGTCCACACCATATAGTCGGACTCTCTCTTTTCGAAGCCAAACACCAAACCCCAAATCGATGTCAACGTCAACGGTATCACCATCAACGACACGTACCACTTTTGTTCTGTATTCATACATTATATTTTTCCCATTTGTTCTTTAATTAATTCTTTCCCTTTCTTACCAGTATGGTGGATAATCTTGGGATTCTTCACATTTATACCATCTATGTAGTCTAACCTTAAAGTGTTATATGTGTGTGGTATAGATTCGATACACGTCATCTTGTATATCTCGTCACCATTCATCATCAGATACAGAGTCTCTTGATCTCCCTGTACAGGATTACAAATACACTCGTCTGCCCATGCACGTAGAATGTTTGGTGTACCTTCTACCGCAACAACACCAGAGTTATGCCACCTACCCATTTCGGGTCTTCTCATAGTCCAAGGTCTATCTTCTACCATAGACAGTTTACCCTGAACAGTAAAGTTGAACAGATCATCGATGTTGCCTTTGATTTCACAATCAGTATCAATCCAACAGACTTTCTTCACACCATCTAGTTTGGTGGCGTCCAGTATCGCACGAGGTTTCTTGAACCATCCCTTTGCTTCACTCTTGACATCAATCACCAAGTCAAACTGAGATTCCATCCTTTTTCGTGTACGAATATCCATACCAAAGTCTGCAAGTACAATAGGTTTCGTATTGTGTTTGCGATAGTTCTCGATAAACCAAGGGAGTTGCCATTCGGTATGTTTATCACACCCTGTCAAAAATACATTATGCATCGATGATTTCATACCCTTCTTTCCAATTGTGTTTTGCTTGACATCCCGCTTCTACTTGAATCGTTGTAAAGGTATCTCTCGCTTCTGCGACAAAGGGATACCACTCTTGTAACCAAGGGAACGTTGTTGTATTCAGATACACATCAGTTGGTTTTGCGTACAGAGGTGCGTTACCCACAAGTAGTTTCGCACCAGCAGGAGTGACCATGTACGCATGAGCGCCTGGGAAGTATCTCTTAGTAGTCAGTGGATTGATACCCAACATCTGTGGAGTGTTCCAATTACCATAAGATGGGTGTCCGAGGTTCATTACATATCTAGGATGTGCTGGAGGAATACTGTCTATCATGATCGCATCATGTTCAAAGATAACAAAGTTCTCGTAACCCTTCGAACATTCTTCCCACAATGCATAGTGTGATAGGAATGCAGAGATACAATTCAGATTACGAGAATACTTCTCATCAAATTGTATCGGGTCAATACCTCTGGTCTTTAACAATTCCACAGGATTATCTGCGGGAGTGATTGCATCAAACTTCTCGATCTTCTGTCCGTGACGTTTACCAGACTCAATACATCGGTTCGCAGACTCGACCGATCTCTCGTTATCAGTTATTGTAATTACAAATGCTTTCATTGTGTAGTGGTTGACTTCAACCCTCGTTGTATTGTAGTATAATATGGGTAAACGACTTCTAACCAAGGGAAGAACTGTTTGTTCATCAACGCATCGTTAGGCCACATTCCCACTTCTCTTACTTTATCTAGTAGTTTCTTAGCACCCTTGGGTGAGATCATATATGCAGAGTTTCCTGCCAGACCTTGAGGTACATCCATGTCATCTATCGTAGGTACTGGTTGTAATCCTTTCTTGGACGATACTTGCTCATGGAATATACCAGACCTTCGGGTTGCACCTCTTGGGTCGTTTAGTCCTATTATACCACCCTTCCATTCAGAAGTCAATACCTCGGGCCAGAATTGTCTGGTAAAGAATGCATCGTGTTCTAGAACTACAATAGTCTCATTGAGGTCTATTGCCTTCTTCCAACATCTCATGTGAGAAATCATACACGCAACACGATTGGAATGGTTAGCGGTCTCGTAGTGAGTCAGACGTAATCCTGTTTTCAAATCAAGACCATCTTCGTGAACATCCATAGGATATGTCCACTCAATACCAGACATCCCAAGACTCTTGATACCATGTGCAATTGTCTTGGGGGTTGTGGCGGGTAGGACGATAGGTTCTAGTGTGGAACCAGTAGTTTGGATAGATTCAATAACCCTTCGAGTCGCAACAGTGGACTCGTGGTCATTGACCAGACTAATTACAAAGGACTTCATCACGGTAAGCTTTCGCCTCTGGGTTAACCCACAAATGAACTAATCTTGGTATATCTTCGGGCGAGTATACTGACTGAACCTGTTTTGTAGGTACACCAGAATGATATGCCGAATCCAAACCTCGTTTACTGTTCTCTATAATGATACAGTCTTCAGGGAAAATACCTAAGTCAGACATTACGTCCCACCACATTTCTGGATGGGGTTTGGGATTACTCACATCCTCTATTGTCCGTATCGTGTCAATATACTCGGTCAGTCCCAACTTCTCAATTACAGGATGTACAGTTCTATCCATTGCGTTAGAACACACTGCGATTCTATATCCGCCCTCTTGCAAAGAACTGAACACCTCAACAAGTTCTTCATTTTCTTTGATCGACCTCATTTTCATCAATACAAGAGAATCATTCCAAATCTTCATCTTCGGAATCAGTTCCGAATCTACATTAAGGATTTGTAATTGACCCTCGATAGGTAAGTTATCAAAGTAGTGTCGTTTCGTGTCGGTCAGTGTGGGATATCCATACTTCTTCAACGTTTCGTTAAACGACTCTTTAAGAATCTTTTGATAGTCTAGAAGAACTCCATCTAGACCGAACATTATTAGTTTAATCATTTGGTCACCGCCATAATACAGGTATCTGCCTGTTTAGTTTCTTTTCTTCGGTCATGTAGTACCTTTTCGTATGAGTCCAAAGTGGACATCAGACGATTGTGTTTCAACATATCATACTTATCTGGTCTACTTGTCAACCAAGAGAGGTTCAATTGTTCGGTAGTCATAATATGCATAGGAAACAGGTCTTCGATGAAATATGTTCCATCATCTTTAAGGAAAGGAACGATATTCTCAAAGGTCAGTCGATTCGCTTCTGGCCAATGAGCACCATCATCAATCACGAAGTCAAACTTAACATCACCCCATTCATTTTTAATCTTTTGAGGAAGAGTCGCACTCATAGAGTCCGCTTTCATCCAGTGTACTCGGTCTTTATGTAAGATGTCCAAATCCTTTGGGTCTGTTCTCTCAAAGATGTCGATGGTATAGATGTTCGCATTGGGAAAGTAATCGTAGAACGCACTAGTTGATGCAGCCTTGAAAGTTCCTATCTCTAGGAAGTTTAGAGGTTCCTCTCTTACATCTTCAAAGTACTGTTCATATACCTTATAGTAATGATGTTTTGATGTACCTTTGTCACAATCATATTTGTCAAATAAGTCTTTAAGCATTCCAGTAGTTCCTTGTCGCACCTGTATCAAAATCAAATCCCCAATAGTCTATGTCTTTCTTATACCAATCAGCGATTATTTGTATTGTCTTGTCAGTGTATATATCTTTGTAATTAACACCATAACTAGTGTGAGGTTTATGGGGAACACGAGTAATGTTACGAGGATTAGGGTCATGTAACAATCCAAAGTATTGCTTCGTATCCTCGTTATAGTTCTCAAACCGCAAGATGTCACATCGGTTATTACCTTCCTCGTCACTCACGTGGTCGAATGCGGGATACCATCCACGAATTGCACGATGCCACATATACTCTTCTCCACCCCACTTATGACGTTCCTCTAGGAATGCCTCGAAGGATGAAATGTCCGCATAACCACTCGGTTGTGTCCCCTCATGTTGTATCACTTTCTTCGCAAAGACATAACGAGACATAACCCTGTCCCAAGGATTACGAACAATCGCAACACCCTGTAGTTGGTCTTTGATATCCTGTCTCCAGTCTCTCCATCGTGCGTGTTCATAGCCTGGATGGTCTTGGGTGTTATGCATCTTTGTTGTAACACTTTGAACATACTGTGCATTCTTTAGATTGTCAGGAACACCCAGAATAATCTGTTTACGAATTTGTGCATCCTTACGTATTGTCATCCCCCCATTCTTGGGAATGTGTACAAACATTTTAGGGTTCATGTTATATCTCTTCTATTTGTTCCCAAGTCTGTTCGGAAGTTAGTTTGAAACTACCGAGATGTTCTTGAGATTTCCATTTCTCTGGTTCAATCATACTGATGAAGTGACCATCCTTACTATTGTATAAGTGATAGACTTCACCAACCACAGGCGTTATCATACATCTTGCAGTATACATCAATGAAGTGTCTTCGGCAAGTTTTACCAATTTGAAATACTCCTCTTTCAATGCATCAAACTTTGTTTCAAGTTGATGTGTTGCAGTGATGCCTCGTTCTTTACTTATACCTAGAACATCTGGTACAGTAAAGGCAGGCGCACCGACATTGGTTGGATACGGCAACAGTGCAGGCGCATCAACTACATTGTCGGGTTTTTTACTCATATCGTCTTCATTAATTCCTCGACATTCTCCCCACCATTAGGAAGTTTGTCCTTCAGGAAAAAGTGAACGAAGTGGCACTCTTTGAGATTGTCCACCGCACCATATAGTCCATTCCACTCACCACCCATGTGACGAGTAGGTATCTTGTACTTCTTCAGGAAGTAGTTCAGGAGGGTCTGGTCAGTACTCCACTTGTAAGCACCAACACCATCAACAAAGTCTTTGAACTCCATGCGATTTATAAAACTATGGGGGTCTTGTCCCTGTAGATAGGGTTTGAATTGTTTTGAGTTCAAGAGAATCATTCCCATGTTGAAGAACTCATAACCTAGATTGTTTGGTTTGAAGTCTAATCCACGATTGTGCAACTGTGCATACTGCATATGTGAATAGTTCTGTATCTTGTTCTGATACCAAGGTTGGATATCCATCTCACGTTCCGCAACAGCTGCGAACGCACACTTACAATCAAAGTCATCAAAGATGTTCGGTGCGGTATCTCGAATATAGATGTCTGCATCAACAATTGCAATCTGGTCATAGTCATCCAGATACTCAAACGCATTCTCTTTCTCGTAGATAGGAAGATAACCACCGTACTTCATGTACGACTCTTCACTTCTACCAGTAGAGAATATGTCGGGTTTGATTCGCAGTTTGGGTTGGGTCAGAACGATGTGGTCAATGCCATGTCGTTCACAGTAAGACTCCACACTCTCTATACAATGTTCATATAACTTCGATGGTTTGCCCACCGAAACTTGGAATATCAATCTTTTCATAATTTAACTTACTCTTAGTTTTTCATGATCTACAGTAACATATATCATTTCTCTTGTCTTAGATATATCTAGTATACAATTATCTCTACTATTATAAAAACGATGATTGGACTTTTCGATATGTCTAAGGTGACAGAGTATGTCATCGTCAACAAAAAATCTCAATTTGTCTACCAGACTCTTATCATCCACGACAACATTCAACAAAACACCCCACAGGTATCCATCAACGTTGACCAATCTATTTTGATATACACCCTCACCTATTTTCAACTCACCGACTAAACCATGTTTTTCAAGTCGTTCTAGTACCTTGTCTACTATGAATGGAGTGAAATAACTAGCGTGAGTGGTTGTTTCGCCAAACTGATAAAACTCGAAATCTCTGACTTTGAAAGTAGGGAGGTCATAGGTCAACGTCATATCATGGTCTACTACAATATGCGGTGTCTTTCTCTCGGAAATAAGTTTCCAAACCTCTATGTGGGAATAGTAGACGGCCTTTGCGGTATCAGATATAACCCTGTCATATAACTCACCGTCCTTCAACAAATCAAGACTTTCTTTTGTCTTATATTCTGTCTTATGTGGTAATATCTCATTACCGAAATCTAGATAGTTGTACTTGTCAAAATCATTGGGTGTAACCGCATCAAAGAACTCGGTTACGTAACCTAATCTTTCCCAAGACGATTGTGTCTTCTCTGCAAGTTTCTCGGAAGTTGGATTATCTTTGACACGTATAATAATTACTGGTGGTTTATCGGTAATCATTCAAGTCAAACTCAGTTCCGTGCATCTTCATCAGATCACGTTCATGATTAGTGTAGACTAGGACTTCTGGGTCATCGAGAAGAAAATCACAACTATTGCAATAATCAGGGTAATTTCCACTAATATGGTCATCACGAAGTTTAGTATATTCCTCACCTTCCCAGATTTCTTCAATGGTGTTCTCTGAAGTATGTCCGAGAACTGCTTCTTCATCTCTTCCGAGGACTTGGCAACAAGGTGCAACCGCTCCAGTATTACCGCCAAGACCACCAGCACGAATAACGACATCAGGACTAAAAGGTCTTCCACAAGACTTAACTTCTCCTTTTCTTTCATTTTCTCCAATGTCATAAACACCAGACCAATTGTGCATCTTCCAGATTTCTGTTTTGACGCCAAGATCATCAACTAATGTTTTGTATTGATCTAATTCTTTATTTAGGTTGTCGTTGTCAGTAATCAAGTGGTAGGTTGCGACCACACAGTCAGAGTTTGTTTCGGTCACATACTCTTGCATTGCACGGATGTTGTTCACAACTGTATTGAAACTTCCTCCAATAATGTTATGCATCCACTCGTCATACTTCTCAGGGTTGTATCCGATGAAAGAGAAACGATAGAAGTCTAGTCCCGCATCAACACAGTCTCTCATAAACTGTCCTTGCATACGGAATCCGTTAGAGAACATGAAACACTTTGCTCCATACTTCTTAACGATCTTGATGTACTCAGGTAGGTTTCTATTGAGAGTAGGTTCACCACTTCCTTCTAGGTTAACAACTCTTAGTCCATGTTTTGCACAGTCAGCGACATTCTTCTCAAACTCTTCTAGTCCCATCTTCTTGAGGAACTTCTTGTCACGACCACCTGTTCTCATGTCTTGGGGACACATAGTACACGAGTAGTTACAACCACCATTTATTTCAATTACTGCTCTATCAATCTTCATCAAATATTTTTCCTAACTGTTGCTTATACTTATTCGCTTTATTAATCATATGTTTGTGACCTTCTTTGGTGAAGGTGTTCATAAAATCCATAACGTGTTGTTTGTTAGGTCTACATACTACTTGAGGACAAGCAAACCCTGTAATACCTTCCCAAGAGGGTATGAACATTGGTTTAGCAAACATCCCAGCAATATAATGCCACATACCATCATAACATATTACATAATCTGAATTTTGTATTGTTTCATACGCTTCTTTAATAGGTGTTCGATACGTCAATTCTTGTACTATCCAACCCTCTCGGCGTAACAGCTTAATTATACACCACCAATCATTATTTGTCAAGAATCTTTTCCATTTTCTTGGTGGTTCAGTATTATATGTGGGTGTCCAGATAACAATCCTTTTACTGTCCTTCGGAAGTTTTTTATATTCCTTTTTCTTAAATACCCAATCCTTTGGTG